GCAGATATTACTGATAGTCAAAACTCAGTAAGTGTAATACAATCTGAGGCAACAATTTAATAACCAAAGAAATAAACAAATGTTTGTTGATAAGAAAACCAAGTTAGAGAGATTAGGTATATGTAAAAGTTGTAGTTTTTACCGAAACTTTATGTTACTAAAGAAACCAAAGATAACAAGAGGTGCAAGATGTGCTGAATGTAAGTGTTTCCTAGATGCAAAAACATCATTAACAAAAGAGTTTTTTGGTAAATGTCCTAAAAATAAATGGTAAAACTTTACATATGAATTTTAAAGAAATCGCTGAAAATTATAGTAAGCAAAAAAGAAAGATGATGACAGATGCTGTTATCACTAACAAAAAGTACACAGCAAATTTCACTACCTATCACTCTGAATCATTAAACTTAATGTTTGCAGAATGGCACTTATTACTACCTCAACATAAGCAAGACATTAAATGCACTTCTTGTAGGGCAGCAATTTGTAAGTTTTGGGAAACTATTGTAGATGAGTGGATTGAAACTGAACAAACACCTAAAAAGAAAAATGCCTCAAAAAAAAGAAAGACAAAATAAGGTAGATGTAGTTAAAGACTTCATTGATATTTGTGGAGTTGAATTAGAAAAGCGATTTGGTCAATCACCAACTTGCAAGGATATGATACGACATCTTGTTGAGAAAGGTATAATAGACCCTAAGAGAGTAAGAAATTATATGATTATTGCTGACTTTGATAGAATGTTAGTAGGTAACGAAGGTAGTAGAACTTACACTTGGATGGACTTATCTATTAAATATAAAATAAGCGAAAGTCAAGCACAGAACATAGTTTACAAAGAAAGAAAGAAGGCAATTCCATCTAATAATATCACATACTAAAAGTTTTGTAAGAAAATTAGGTAAAATTAATTTCTTTTAATTCTATTTTTGCACTTATGAACGAGAAATGGTATAACATTCAGAACAAGGCAGGTGAAACTGCCGACATTTATATCTTTGATGAGATAGGAACTTATGGCGTAACTGCACAGGAGTTTATTACTGACATTAAAGGATTAAAAGATATGCCTATCAATTTACGCATTAACAGTTTAGGTGGAGATGTATTTGATGGTATGGCAATGTATAATGTAATCAAAAGGAGAGAGGCTAAAACTACAGTTTATATTGAGGGTATAGCAGCAAGTATTGCTACTATTATTGCTCTTGGTGCTGATGAGGTTGTAATGGCAGAAAACTCTTTATTTATGATACATAACGCTTGGGGTGGAACAATGGGTGAGTCAAAAGATATGAGAAAGTCTGCAGATACTCTTGATAAAATCACAAACGAACTTACGGACATTTATATGAAAAAGACAGGATTATCTTATGATGCTCTTGCTGAGATGATGGATGAGGAAACTTGGTTAAATGCTAATGAGGCATATGAGTTAGGTTTTATTGACACTATCTCTGATTCTATTAAAGTGGCTGCAAAGTATGATGTTTCTAAATTTAAGAACATCACACAGGAAGAAATACAGAATAAATTAAGTATTAATATAAATAACAAAAAAATGACTAACGAGTTAAAAGAATGGTTTAACAACAAAGTTGAGGAGATTGTTACTGCTGTAAAAGGTGATGTAAAAGTTTCTGAAGATGTTGCTGAACAAACTATGATAACTGTTAATTTAGGGGATAATGATGAAATCATGAATAAGATTTCTGAGTTTGAAACTGGTAACATTGAATTATCAAACAAAATTTCTTTGTTAGAGGAAGAATTAGTTGCTTCAAAAGGAACTAACGAAACTTTAACAGTAGAAGTTGAAGCGTTAAACGCTAAAATCAACAAAGCAGATGCTAAAGGTACAGAAATTGAAACTGAAAGCGACCCTGCAGTAGTTGAAAACAAGACAGAAGATGCTAATGCAGGTTTTTACAATGCAATAGCAGGAAGAATTAGAAACAAATTTAATAATTAAAAAAATAGAAAAAAATGGCAAATGTAGCAAATAACAGTATCGCAGCAACTTATGGTGGTGCGCAACTAAATGAATTATTTTACGAGCCAGTATTTAGAAGTGATGATATTATGCGTAACTATAGAGTTATTCCTAATGTTAAACATAAAATGAATGTTTACACTTCTGCTGCTCTAACTAAAATAGTTGACCCTTACACAGCGTGTTCTGCAACAAGTGGTTCAACACAATTTAACATTGATGATAAAGTAATTACTGCAGGTAGATGTAGAGTTGCTTTAGAACAATGTACTGATGAGTTCTTTGGAACTTATATTGAAGAAATGTATCGTTCTGGTGCAGATGTAATGAATGTTGAGGGAACTCAATTAGGAGATGCAATCGTAAACAGAGCAGTAAATGGTATTGCTTCTGATGTAGTAAGATTAGCATGGGGTGGAGATTCTTCTACTTCAGGTTATGATGCTTTAACAGGATGGATGAGTTTAATGAGTGCAGAAACTGTATCAACATACACTACTGTAGCATCTGGCGCACCAACAGCAGCAGAGGCAATTGGCTTAATCAGACAAGTATATGATGGGGCTGCAGCAGCACTTCAACAAGTTCCTGCAGGTGATAAAAAGATGTTCGTAACTCCTAAGATTTTCAATGCTTACTTAGCAAACTTAGAAGGTTCTTCTGCTGACTTAGCAATCGTTAATACTCAAGATGGTTTAAGGAGAGTATCTTTTAGAGGTGTAGAATTAGTACCTATGTATGAGTGGGATACTATTTTATCAGACACTAATCCAACTCTTTTCGCAAATGGTGGTACTAACCATACTAATGGTGTATGTTACTGTGCAGTTGAGAACTTAATTATCGGTACTGATGTAACAGACCCAGAAGGTTCTTTCAAAGTATTTTATGATGATTTAGAAGAAAAAATGTTCTTCAGAGGTTACTTCAAGTTAGGTGTACAGTACTTGTATTCTTCACTTGTTCAATGGGGACTTTGTATATAATAATAATGTAATAATAGAGGAGGTGTAAAAGCCTCCTCTTAATTACTTTTAAATAACTAATAAAATAATAAAAAAATGGCAATAGATACAGGTTTAGGTGTAGTTTGTGCTGACTTACAAGCAACTGGTGGTATTTCTCAAATAATACTAAGGTCTTGGCTAACTGCTGATGCAGTTACTTATGGAGGTACAGGTGTACATACTATTACAAATATTCAGTCAGGTGGTGATGCTGCTTGGTTTGTTTATGAATTTAAAAACGAAACTCCTGCATTAACTATAAATGCAACTAAAGAGAATGGTTCAACTGCTTTTGAGTGTGGATTATCTTTTAATGTTCCAAATATAGATGTAGCGAAATTTCAAGAAATGCAAACTTTGTTAGATACTTGTATGATGGGTATGGCAAAAGACACTAATGGTAATTGGTGGGTTTTAGGTGCAAGTGAAAAATACGCAAATGAAGATGTGGCTGCTAAAAGTCAAACATTCTTAAATTTTGCAAGTTTAGAGGGTGGTACAGGTGCTGCTTACTCTGATGAAAATGGTATGACTATTTCTCTAATGGCAAGACAATTTGAATTACCAAGAGAATATACAGGTACTGTTACTGTTGATACTTCAGCATTAACTGCAACTTCAGCAGTATAATAGTTAAAGATATAGAAATAGGTTGGACTTTGTTCGTAAAAAGTTTAACAACATTTCCCTATTAATATCTTTTTTATAATATGTGTGATTGTGGAAAAAAAGTTGTAGATTTATCACACTTAAAAATATATACAGTTATGGCAGAATATAAAGCAAAATTATCATCAGGAACTACTTACAAGAATGGTTTTAAAATTAAATGGGCTACAGCAACTCAAGAGGAGTTAGCGTATGCTTATGAAGATTTAGGAATGACCTCAATGGTAGAAAAATTATCAACTACAAAAACAAAAGATGAGCCAAAGAAAGCAACCAAAAAGAAAAAGTCAGGTAAAGAATCTTCAGACTCAAAAGAGTAATACTTTTGAATTTGGAGTTTTTAATTTAGCAATTCCTGAACATATTGAAGAACCATTAGATTTAGCAAAGGTAAGAAGTAAATTCATACCATTTGGTACTAATAATCTATTCCCTCAGTATTTAGCAGAATTAAAGCGTAAATCTTCTACTCATAGAAGTGTATTAGCACAAAAGACTATTTTTACAAGTGGTGCTAAGTTTGTTACGAATAATGAAGATGTTAAAGAATACATCAAGGATGTAAATGCTGATGGAGAATCATTAAGAGAGGTTTTTAAGAAATTAGCAGATGATTACTATTCATTTGGAAATGCCTATTTAGAGGGCGTATTATATGATGGTGGACTAAATCTATATCACATAGATGCAACTACTGTTAGAATGGCTAAAAACAAGAAAGAAGTATATGTACATCCTGATTGGGCTAAGTACAATACTATGAAAGATAAATTATCTATCATCCCTCTTTACCCTAAAGTGAAAGGAAATAGATTTGTCCTTCAATTTAAAGATTACGAACCTACATTCCAATTCTATGGATTACCTGATTACATTGCTGCATTAGAGCATATTGCAGTTGATTATGAAATTGGTAAATGGAATCACACTAAATTCAAGAATGGATTTCAACCTTCAGCAATTGTTGAGATTAATGGAGATATGGGTGAAGAAGAAGCAAAGAAATTAGTAAGAGAGGCACAAAAGAAGTTTGTTGGAGATGGAAACAATGGTAAGATTATGTTCATTGTTAAGAATGGAGATACTTCAAGTGCTAATGTTCAGATTATCAAAGATGACCAAGAGGGTAGTTGGATAGACTTACAAAGAATAACTGACCAAAACATTGTAACTGCTCATAGATGGCAACCATCATTAAGTGGTTTAGTTAGTTCAGGTAAAATGAATAATACAGGTAGTGAGATTAGAATTGCTTATGACTTAGCAATGACTACTGTAATTAAAGATACTTCTGATTTATTGTTAAATGGGATTAGAGGGATTTTATATAAAGAGTTAGGCTTCTTGCCTGAAGAATTAGTGATTCACTATGAGCCACCAATTAGTTTTGCAACTCAGATTGACCCTAAACAAGTTCTTACTATTAACGAACAAAGAAGAATGTTAGATGAGGATTTACCAATGCTAGAGGAGGGTAATATGTTCTTAACTGATAGAGAGCAAATTATTGTAACAAGAGATGATGATGGGGATGGGGTTGGTGATGATGATGTGGGCGACTTACAAGTAACTGAAATTGAAAAAGAATAACTATGGCAAATGTAAATCAATATATACCTTTAGTAACAGCAGCAGAAGTTATAAGTAATAGTTTTACTAACGCTAATACTGATACTGCTTTAATTTCTGATAGCACATTACTACTTTCTGAGTTAGCACATTTAAAAGATGCTATTGGTAAGAAGTTTTATGAGGAATTAAAAACACAACACAATAATGGTACTTTAACTACTGCAAATCAGACTCTAATGGATGATTTCTTAACGAGAACTTTGTGTTGGTTTGTTAGGTTTGAGGTAATAAATGAAGTTCAAAGTAATAGTAGTAGTGCAGGTATTGTACATAATATTGATGAGTTTGCTACTATTATAGACCCTTCTGAGTTAAACGCTTATAAACAAGATACTTATAGAAAGGCTGAGATATACTTAAAAGATATGCTAGATTATATGAATGATAGCGACCAAAGTGGTGATTATCCAACTTACGAGTCTAACAAACCTTGTAATGATGATGTTTACAAGAATCATGGTATAATAATGTATGATAGTATATACTCAAGACCTACTAGAAATTATAATAGTTGGAAGAATAACTGTCCTTGTGATGATTGTTAAAATAAATATATAAATGGCTGCAAACGAACATAAAAATTTAAGTAGTATAAACAGACATAATCCAAAAGGGTTTGAAACTGCTACTAATGATACTGTTTTAAGTAAAGATGGTGGAACATCTGCAACAGGTACTGATGGTAATTTAGTGTGGTTGGCGAAAAGCACAATAAAAACTACTGTTAATGAGTTTAAAGGGTACTCAACAGTTAATGGTTCAACTTATGAATCAGCAGTAGCCTTTACTGATGGACAATCACCTTTTGAACACAATAGAGATTATACAAGTGGAACTGTTGGTGCTGCTACTATGGATGTTAGTGATTTATTTAAGGCAGGAGGGTATGCAGTTCAATCTGACTGCTCTGTAACAAAGATTAGTGGTTGGATGACTTTAAATACTGTAGGAAATACTTGTACTTTAGCAATATGTAAGGTTACTCCTGCAGATGCTGTTACTACTGCATTGACACCTACTTTAATTAAAGAGATGACAATAACAGGTGTAACAGGAGGTTTAGATGCATTAAAACAACTTACTGAAACGACATTTGATTCATCAAGTTTAAGTGAAGGGGATATTGTTTTTACAATGATAAAAGGAAATACAAATGGTAATGTAGCATATTTTAATGTAACAGTAGAATTCGCATATGACAACTAAAGAGGAAATAATATCAATGAAGAAGGACATTAGTTCAATAAATGAGAAGATGGATAATTTGGATAATAAATTAGATATGATTACAGAAAGATTATTGAATCCAGATAAAGGAGTTGCTGCTAGAGTGAACAGAAACACAGCAATGAGAAAGATTTTAGTGAAAGCAATGTGGATAATTTATGCTCTTACTATAGGTGCATTAGTAAAACTTTTTACAGAATAAAAATAAAATAAAATAAAATAATAACAATTTAAAAAATAATAAAATGAGTACATTTGATACAGATAATACATTACTATTTGAAATGCTAGGTAAGGGTGGTGGAACTGAGGTTTTTACTACTGTAGCACAAACAGGAAAAGATTGGTATTGCGTATATTTCCCAGTTGAGTCAGTAATTAGTGCAATTACTGCTGATGGAGTAACAGGTGAATCTGCTTTACAAACCACTTTACCTGCAGGAACAACTTTGTTTATGCGAATTACCTCTCTGACTTTAACGAGTGGTATTGGTATTGGTTATAGAGAGCATGATGGAAACGCTTCTGCATAGTAATAATAATATATAAATAATATGTTAAGTTTAACAAAATCTTTAAGTTTAAATACTACCAAACAGGCACTTTGGCAGCCAACTGATGAAACTTCTTTAGGGGCTTGGTATAGAAAGGCTAGTGGAATTACAGAGAGTAGCGGTGCTGTGTCTGAATGGGCAGACCAAAGTTCTAATAGTATTGATATGGCACAGGCTACAGCAGATGAAAAACCAACTTTTGCTAATGCAGTAGTTACTTTTGATGGTTCTGACAACTTACAATCCTCAAGTCAAATTTCTTTAACGGGTGATTATACTGTTGCTGTAAAGTTTAAACCAACAGGAACTGTAGCCAACTATGCAGTTTTAGGGGATAATACTACGGCAGGACAGTTTATTAAATTAAGTGATTCTGATACTATCTTTATAAAATCAGGAGGTACTGTAAAAGGTATAAGTATAACTGATGGTTCTGAATTTACAGATGGTGGTTATTTTGTACTTACAAGAGATAGTAGTAACTTTACTTTATTTTGGAATGGGGTGCAACAATCACAAGTTACACTAATAGCAGGAACACAACTTATAGACACTATTGGAGGTCGTTATATAGATACTGAAGATTATGTAGGAGATATTACAGAAATACAAATATTTAGTTCTACAAGTGCAGCATTAATTGCTAACATAGACACTAGATTGGGGAGTTTATAAAAAAATAAATAAAATAATAAATAATAAATATGGCAACAACAGTAACAGCAGAAAATTTAACAGTAACGATAACAGAGTCATACACTCTTAATGGTGTTTCTTATGGTAACACAATGAATAAAACCTATACAGATAATGGTGAGGTTTATCAGAGGGTAATGGCAATTGCAGCAGGAACAAGAGGAGATGCGTGGACAAATATAATAAACTTTGGTGCAGCAGATGCAGCAGGTATAGCAGATATATCTAATTATAAATACTTTAGAATAAAGAACTTAGATGATACTAACTTCTTAGAATTAAGAGTTACAGGTACTGCAGATTCTTTCTTTGTTAAAATAAAAGCAGGGGAAAGTTTCTTATTAATGGATAACGAGATTGATGCAGTAGCATCAAGTACAACTATAGGAACTCTTACAGATATAACTCAAATCGCTGCTAATGCAGATACAGGTGCCATTGATATTGAGTTTGTTTGCGTTACTGCGTAATTTATTATATAAAATGACTTTAAAGCATTTTAAGAGAAGTGAGTTCACTTGTAAGTGTGGGTGTGGTGAAACTGTTATTAGTGATGAGTTATTACAATCTTTAGATAAGGCTAGAGAATTTGCAAAAATACCATTTGTAATATCTAGTGGTTATAGATGTAAGAACCATCCTGAAAGTAAGAAAAACCCAACCTCATCACATATCAAAGGATTGGCTGTGGATATTAAATGTGAAGGGAGTAATACTAGGGCAATTATGATGGATGCTTTAGTTTTTGCAGATTTTGAGAGGTTTGGATTACATGAATCATTTATTCATGTAGATATAGATGTTTACGATAAACCAAGTCCTGTGATTTGGCTATACTAATTAATAATAACTAATTAAATATATATTATGGAAATTTTAAAAAAGATGTTCAATTCAAAAAAATTCTGGTACACAGTTGGTGCAATATTTGTTCCGTTTGTAGCAGTTAAATTAGGACTTGCTGAAGGTGAGGTTGAGAAAGTTTATTATGCTATTCTTACTTTAATCTTAGGTCAGGGACTTGCAGACATTAAAAAGTAATGTTTAAGAAATGGATAGGGGAAGCGTTACTAAAGGGTGGCGTAAAACCAATAACAGAATTATTGAAGGCAGTAAAAGACCTTTTTACAGACACTAAAGGTAAATGGAGTAGTAAAAGAACCATTAGTGGAGTGATAGTAATTGCTGCAAGTTTATACATTGAGAAAAATGGTATTGATACTAATGCTTTGATACTTACAGGATTAGGTGTTTTACCATTATGTTTCTCTGTATTTGAAAAAAATAAATGTAATTGTACTGATAATTGTAAAAAATAATTATCTTTGCATAACTTAGGTAGGGTTGTGCCTATCTTTGTTTTCATTGTTTATAGTTTTCAAGAGTGGGATGTTTAAAAACATCTCACTTTTGTATTATATAAGCATTTTTTTTTGTATAATTGCATCATAACCAATACATAAAACTATGAAGAAATATGGTAAAAGACTTAGACTATCTAAAGAAGAAGTTGAGATGGTTTATGAGAACAGAGCAGAAAACACAACAAACATTAATGGTAACACAGCATTAGATATACATCTTTCAGATAGGGGTATAAAGAAAGATGATGTTGTTAGTGTTAAGCATTGGCAATCTGCAAGTGGTGAATACAGATTTAGCATTGTAACCAAAGAGGATATAACTGCTAATGAAAATGATATGCTAGATAAGATTAGCGACTTCATTGAAAATCATTCACCTTACTATCCTTCAGTAAAAAGAGATAATAAAGATGCCAACCATCTATTAGTAATAAATCCTGCAGACATTCATATAGGTAAATATGCTAATGGAGTTGAAACTGGTGATGGGTATGATGTTGAAACTGCCTGTATGCGTGTTTTAGAGGGCTTAGAAGGACTTATATATAAGGCAGATGGCTTTGAGGTAGAGAGGATATTATTTTGCATAGGTAATGATATTTTACATATTGATAATGTATATAATACAACTACAGCAGGTACAAATCAAGATGTAGATGGCAAATGGTGGGAACATTTTGAAGTTGCATTAGCACTATATGTTAAGTGTGTGGAAATGTTAAGAGAGATAGCACCTGTAGATGTTGTTCATTCAATGAGTAATCACGATTACCAAAGTGGATTTCATTTGGCACACGCATTAAAGAGTTGGTTCAGAAACGACAGAGATATTTCTTTTGATATTAGTGTAGCACATAGAAAGTATTATAAGTATGGTAAGAACTTAATTGGCTTAGAGCATGGAGATGGTGCTAAGATGGCAAACTTACCTTTAATGATGGCTCAAGAAAAACCAATAATGTGGAGTGAAACTAAATATAGATATTGGTATCTACATCATTTACACCACAAAGTTAA